TTTGAAGTGCTTGGACTGCAAGAAATCCCAATTGTAAAATTCGTTCACTTCCCTAAAGATGTGACTTCATTATTTGACAGCGAATTTAATGAGGTACACCCACTTAACTATCTTATCCGCAATGCTGGGAATAGCATAGTTGCGCGACTTGACCAGGATATTATTCTTGGTAATGTATTCATGAATTACCTACGCCGCCAATCATGGGAATACCTTAGTAATAGCATCCTTTGGAGCGCCAGAACAGATATGCAAATGTCTGGTAATGAGGTATACAGCCTTCCGCAATACAGCCCAACGTTTTACATGGATGCAATCGGTATTATCATGGCACCTTGGCAAGTTTGGGCATCGGTAAAAGGCTATAACGAAGCCATGATTTACCGCAACCATATGGAGCATGACCTATATAAGCGCTTCGTAGAGCTTGTAGGTATTAACCGCATTATCAATATCGGTGACGAGTTGTGTAATGCTTTCTTCCATATCTGGCACCCAAAAACAGCTACTGAAGAGCGCCGAAATAATGACCCCAATACTCCATTTGCAAACACAGATGATTGGGGCCTTGAACAATACAAACATTTAATAACCATCAAATAATATTCATTATGATGCTCGAATTTGACCAGCTTGTCAGCAAATACAACTTAGCGCCTAAAGGCGTGTTTCACATTGGTGCAAGCACCGGACAGGAAGCCGAACAGTATGCAAATCATGGCATTGAGAGCATGGTTTTTATTGAGGCTATCGACGAGGTTTACCAAGACCTTGTAAGGCATGTGGCTAAATATCCTGACGCTATCGCAATTAAGGCCTGCATCAGCGATACGGACGGACAGCCTGTAGTATTCAAGATAGCCAATAACCAAGGCCAAAGCAGCAGCTTTTTGGACTTTGGAACGCACAGCACCATTCACCCGGAAACGCGGTTTATTAAGGCCCGCAAGATGTTTACGCATCGTATAGACACGCTTGTTACTGCTACTGGCTTAGATATGGCCCGTTACGACCTGTTAAACATCGATCTGCAGGGCGCTGAGTTGTTCGCTTTAAAAGGTATGGGGGCACTGTTAAACGGCTTTAACGCTGCCATTCTGGAAATCAATAAGCAAGAAACCTACAAAGGCTGTGCATTGGTTGGTGAGATTGACGAATACATGGGCCAATACGGTTTTGAACGTGTTGAAACCGGATTCTGGATTGAGGACACCTGGACTGATGGTTTCTATATTAAAAAATAAACTATGGAACTACTAACACCATCAACACTTGGCTATGTGCAAACCCGCGGAAGAATATGCCGGCCGGTTATCAATTGCGGCAAAAACAATCAGTTTAAGATTACCGAATCTGGCATTACCCGTATCGGCGGCACTGTGAACCCATTGCCTTGCCTGTCATTTGCGTTTCATGATGGTAATTTACACGTTGCTATTACGCCTGACGGTTTTAGTCTTAAGGCATATAAGCATAGCGTTAATGATGCCGTGACTTACTGTTTTAGCTCCACTTCACTAAGGTCATACATCACTGAAAAGCTTGACGTTACCGGTAATTTCAGCCTTAATATTTTACCTGAAAAAATTCATTTACCTAAAAGCTCTGCTGATTGGTATAGGCTTGAACTAAAGAAAAAGGAGGCGTAACAGATGATACAGGTCCCAGAACAATTTCGTCCGCTTATTAACACAGCTTTCCCTCCCGGCAATAAGCCGATTTTTGAGGAGTGGTTTTACGATAACTACAAGCCCGAATTGGAAGGCGAACGCGAGTATTTGCCTGTATTCTGGACCGGTTATTACGTGAATAATAACTACGGTAATGATAAAGCCGCAATAGCCCGGTTGCAGGCCTTTATTGATAGCCTTGACCGCAATAAGAAATACTTCACCATCGTGCAATATGATGATGGCGTTTTGAATGATATTTCAGGCCTTGATATTAAGGTATTTGCCATGAGCGGACCAAGGATAGATTATGCACTGCCTTTGCTATGCCATCCGCATAAGCCACTTGCACCTGTATCTATCAGAGATATTTATGCAAGTTTTGTTGGTAGCCATACGCACCCTATACGCGAGCATGTGTTTGCGCTGGCCGGTACCGGTGGAACATATATCAGCGATAAACCGCATAGTATTGCTGAGTTCACCCCTATATTAAACAGGTCCGTTTACGCTCTATGCCCTCGCGGTTACGGGCAAACATCATTCAGGATTTGTGAAGCTCTGCAATACGGAGCAATACCGGTATACATATCAGATCAGTTTATTGAGCCGCAAGCGATTGATTTTAATACCTACGGGGTAAAAATACCGGTGGAGCAAGCGCATAGAATCATGGAGATTCTGCTTGAGATAAGCCCTGAAAACGTTTATGCTAAACGCGTTGTGGGTCGGGAGATATACCGCAATGTTTATTCGTTCAACGCTACACGGAATTACATACTTAAAAACACGCTTTTATGAGCACAAAAACAGCATTAGTTTTAGGGGCCGGCGGCTTTATCGGTTCGCACCTGGTTCGCAGATTGGTTAAGGAAGGCTATTTTGTAATGGGAGTTGACCTGAAAGAGCCTGAATTTACCCCAACCGCAGCGCATGAATTTGTAATCGGCGACTTACGCGATCAGCGTGTTTGCGATAGGCTTTTTAACGGTCCTTACAAATGGGACGAGGTTTATCAATTAGCCGCCGACATGGGTGGAGCCGGTTACATTTTTACTGGCGAAAACGATGCGAATGTAATGCACAACAGCGCACAAATTAACCTGAACATTGCAGAGCTGTGCAAGGCATTTAAAGTGGGTAAGGTTTTCTATTCAAGTAGCGCCTGTATGTATCCGGCGCATAATCAGGAAGACCCGAACAATCCAAATTGTAAAGAGGAATCTGCATACCCGGCGAACCCTGACAGCGAATACGGATGGGAGAAGTTATTCAGTGAGCGGTTATACCTTGCCTACCACCGAAATTACGGCCTTAACGTCCGCATTGCCAGGTTCCATAATATCTTCGGACCTGAAGGAACATGGAAGGGCGGCAAAGAAAAGGCTCCGGCGGCTATTTGCCGTAAGGTAGCAGAGGCAAATGAAGGCGAATGGATCGAAATATGGGGCACTGGCAACCAAACGCGCAGCTTCCTTTACATTGAAGAGTGCATTGAAGGTATTCGCAGGCTTATGGATAGCGAATTTACCGGCCCTGTAAACCTTGGTAGTGAAGAAATGATAACCATTGCCGGACTGGCAAGAATGGCAATCAGATTAAGCGGAAAAAAGCTTGGCATTCGGTATGTTGATGGCCCAACAGGCGTTAATGGCCGGAATAGCGACAATGCTTTGATAGCTGAAAAGCTGGATTGGGCACCTGATTATAAATTGGAAGATGGGATGATGCGCACCTATTTATGGGTGAGGGCTCAAGTTGAACTGGCACAGTAATACGAAGGCCCTCAAAAGGGGCCTTTTTTATTTCCTCCTATTCCTTGTAATACCCAAAAGCGATAGCCCTGTTTAAATCAGCTTTAGGAACGTATTCCGTAGCAACCGGCAACAGTATATGGTTGCAGTTATAACCACCCGCCAAGCTGAATATAGTTGCGCCGTTGGTATCGTAGTTCATGCCCTCCCAATACACTTTAACGCCTGCAGGTGTTGTATATAACAGCTTTGGCCGCTCTAATGAAGCATCGCGCTTATTGCCATTGCCCCAATCTGCAATTTCATCCTTATGGTATATGTGGCCGTGGCGTTCATTGCACATTACACGCGTATCCTTCACCGTGCCACCGCTCCACTTATAGAACTCAATACCATGCCTTTCAGCGGTTAACTTTACATACTGCCTATCGCTTACAGCAAATACATCCTTCACATACCTACCAGCATATCTGCTTAATAGCGAGTTTTCGCCTACAAGTTTTCCTTTTAGCTGGTCTACGGTATCAAGAAAATCGGCCCCGCTGGTAATGCTGTTGCTTAAAAAGTCGGCTATTGGCTGTAAAAGTTCTTGCTGAATAGCTCCATCGTCCAGCATCATCAAAGCATTCTTTTGCGCTGCTTTTATAGTTTCTCCATACAGTGCATCGCTGCTAAATGAGCCTACTATTTTTTCAAGTATCTGATCGTTAAGTCCGGCCTGTGCACCTATTTCTTTGGCAAATTCTGTTACGGCATCAACATAATCTTTATTGAATACCGCCTGCTTTAGCTTTTCGATAATATTCCCGATCCGGTTAAAGTTGGCCGAACTGGCAACTATCTTGCCGTCTACTATCTCAAGGCTGTTAAGTTCTGATTTAATCGCCTTAAAAAGCTCTATACTCTGCTTATCGATAGCAGTTTGAAGCGCTTCCGGCACTGATTCAAGCCGGGATATTCGCTCATCTATTAGCTTTTCAAGACTGGCCATTATCCGGTTGCAATTTTACCAAGCAAAGCATCTGCATTGTTAGCATTGCGTGCGTTTGCCTTATCCTTGGCCCGCTGCTCAAGTATGCTCCTGATTTCAGCAAGTTCTTTGTTCAAAAACTCAGCGTCTTTGGCCATTTCATCATAGATGTAGCTAAGTATTTCGCAGTGAAGTATTGCCTGCCAAAGCTCTATAATACCGCCTGTTTTAAGCTGCATTACTTCCAGGTTGGTGCTATTGGCATACGGGTCAATGATGGTTACCAACTCATCAATTTTAATAACGGATGAATGCTGATTGAAGCGCTGGGCAATCCATTCTTTTTTCAGTTCATTGAAACCAACGGCCGGCAACCCCGCTGATTTGGCGCCGTTAACCTCTGTTGTAAGCTCAGCCGGGGTGCGTAAATCGAATGTTTGCGGCGGGCTCACTGCAATTACCTTACCTTCCATTAAGCCCATGTAACGCAGTCTGGCGGCGGTATTCATGAACCGGCTTAATAGCTGATACAACTCATTGCTGATAGTAAGCAGGAAGGTATACAGTTCATCCCTGTCAATTGTAACCTCCGTTGCCGTAGGGTTTTGCCCGGTAGCTTTACTGCTAACGTCAATATTGATGAACTGAAATGCAGAAATGATGTCTTTTTCAATCTTTTTCTGATTAAAGTCGAGTATCTCTGAAGGAGGAGATACATATGCAAGCGCCGGGAACGGCAGCTTATCGGTTGCATCGGTCAGGTTTGGAGCATCCAAAACATGATCTCTTAGCGGACTAAAACCTACCATTCCTTTACCGCTGCAAGTTGGGCAATCGCTGCCAGCATCGCTCGGATCATCGCTGTAAATTTTACCGTTGCTGCACTTAGCGTTAGGGCACTTCTGTTCGTAGTAAGTGCGTATAGGATAAGCTATTTTGCTGATACTGGCATCCAGTGTGCTATCGAGCTTTATTGCCTTATTCAAATGAGGCAAAGCCCCCATGAAATAGCTGTTGTAAAGCGGATTACCATCAATTAAATCAGCCGGTATACCCTTCAGCTTCCACGCCGGGCAATATCCGAGGTTATGGTTATGGTATACCTGGTAGTTGAACTTAGGTTCGCTTTTCTTGCCGACCTGCCAGATGCGGTAAATGTTGGTATCATCGTAAAGATACAATACATGGCCCTCATTCACCTTGCCATTGCCAGCCTCAATCATGGTCTTTTCATCGCTACATACAAGGGCCATTTTAGCCTCTTTGTAAATCAGCACATCATCACTATCGTAAATGGTAGCATATGGGGCTAATTCTATGGAGTTATCGACAACGGTTTCACCGGATGCAGTTACCTTTAGCGGTATATCAAAACCAACGGCCAATACGCTGTTAGGGTCGCGTATTTTCTGTTTAGTAACCACACTTTGAAAGTAGCTGATAACATTCTCGTATACCGGGTATTCTGAGGTGAAATACTTTTTCAATCCACCCTCTGCCACATCCGGCCAGTCGATCTTGTAGTTCTGTTCGGCCCAGATGCGATTTAGGCTATTTTCAGCCCGGTGCCAATAAGGAACAGTAATGCTTTCAAAACTATCACGGCGGTATTTGGTTTCGGCCTCTGTTTCATTCGGAGCCTTCGCCCGCATTAGCTTTTCCGGGAAATTACCCATCTCGCAATGTATCTCAATTGCCTCAGCGTGTTCGCAAGCCTCTTTATAGGCTTCTCCCCATATCGCATGCTTACCCTTAGCATTTTTCATGCTTGAGATGACGCGAGTAACAATAGCCGTGATGTCCTGTTCTGTTAGCATGTTCCGCAAGGTTTTGGCTTAGGTAGTTTTATGCTCTTTGCCATGGTGTTGTTTTTTAGGTTGAAACAAATTTTTGACGGCCCAATACGGTAGCCTTAATGTGCGCTCCGGAGCCGGTTAATTTCTCGAAGCATTCAAACATTTGCCGGTCGTATGCCTCTTTAACGGTAACATGATTGGTATCGTAATTACCAAATAGTCCTACTCCATACCATTCTTCACGGAGTTTCTCAAGCGATAGGCTTTCGAACTTGTCAATAATGGTCCTGAAATATAATGGCCGTTGATGGTCCGGCATGGTGCCCAGCATCGTGCATGCGATGTTTAAATAAAGCTCATCTGGCTGAATGTTTTTGGAGCTACTCGGCTTACCCCAGGTTAACCATTGCTTTTCAACCGGCAACGGATTGTTCATTAACAGGTCGTAGGCCTTGGCAAATATTGCACTGGCCCGCTCCGATTTACGGATAAACATATAGCTACTGTTGATAGCCGGTAGTTTGTCCGTTGGCTTCAATCCGTAATGCTCCCATACAACGCCCGGCCTAGCCCATTTCATGTGCTTAAACTCGGCTCCCTGGTCAATGGTATAGATGCCCTGTATCTCGCAACCAAAGTCAGCGTTTGAATTAAACAAGGGGGATATATCCTTAACCACGCATCCGTCAACATCCAGATAAACGGTTTCATAAAAGCATAGCAGGTTGTATAGACCTGTTTTAAGCTTTGCAGGGAAGAACCTGCCATCCGTATCGGTGTATAGATCCTTATCGGCCACGGTAACAATATCAAACCACTTCGATTCAGCTTTAGCGGCTAAATCTTCACTGGTGATTAGCTGTATTTTAATGTCAGGCGAATGATAGCGTATAGATGCGGCCATGTTAACGGCCCATCGTAAATACGCATCATTGCCAACAGCTATTAATGTTACCCCCTGTTTCACGAATACGGATTAGGTGGTAGCAAATATGCCTGCAGGTGCTGTTACACGGGTAGGGAACTCGTTTGGTTTAGAACTCCACGAAGCCTTACACACGTAACGCTGTAGCTCCTTGTTAGATGCCGGCGCAACAGGCTTACACGAGAACACTACCGATTTTTGAACGATCAGTAATTCTTCTTCCGTGCAATTGTGCACTACCAGGTAGGAATCTTTCAGGTTCAGCGTCTCGTAAAAGCTATCGTTAGCAGCATTTACGTTAGCATCCATCCATTCAAAACTCCAATCGAAACCGTCCAGTATTTGTTCGGCACCGCATGCTACCGGGTTGTCTACGTTTTGTTCGGATGGCTCCGTTAATTCGCCTTTGATGCGGTTAATTAAACGGGCCTTACCGTCGTTTATAGCGGTAGTCCATTGTGAAGCGTTAGTAAAGTCGGTTATGCCGTGATCCTTTTCGAGGATAGCTATTGATTTAAAGCCGCCCTTTTTGAATGTGTTGCACTGATTTTCGATATGATCGGTCAGAGTCACGCAAGGTAAGAATGACATGTTGGTAAAGTTGAAAATTGCCCTCCTTTCTATGGGAATCGGGTTAACCCAACAGGGCCTTATTTAGATGGGATAAGGCAGGGCCCAACAATGTGTAATGCGATTGTAAATAAACCGACTTTGCGAAAGTAAAGAAAGCTATTGTAATTTCCCAAACAACATTTTCACTTTAAATGTGCTAATTTGCCTATCCATGGCAGAATTTGAGATAACATACAGTTTGCT